GTGCCGCCTTCCAGATCACAGATCAGGTATACTGGTTCTACAACATTAAGGGATGATTTTACTCTTTCCCAAGATGTGACCAGAATTGTTCTACGTCGTTAGCTTCTCCATCTTGAAAACAAGTGGCAGCGAGTGTGACGTAAGGAACGTTCTTCCACTTAATAATGGAAGTATCCCTCAGACTAAAAGTACGTTCGAATGAGTACGTAAGGCTACGATACACGCCAGCGTAACCATCTATGGACGCAGTGTTAGGTGTAGTAACAACTCTAACACGCTTACACCACGTCTGAAGATCCGTGTTCCACTTAAGATCATTTGAGATAAAAACTTCATCTGGTCTGCAATGAAAACCGGGTACGCCCGAGTATTCGGAAACATAAGGCAAATCAGGAAAAATCCTGACGACCTCCTTCCGAACAACAAGAGCCAGACAATTATAACCACTCTTTTTAAGGTTGTTATAATTATCTGTAAACGAAGCTAAACTTTTAGCAGACGCGTCGCAAAAGAGACGACGCAGTCTTATTGGCGTTACGTTGAAACCATTATAAGCGTCAACGCCACACGACTCTCTAAACTTACCTCGATAAAACGATTTGTGCTCGTTGAAGATGAGCCCAAATCTCGGGAAGTTTTCGAAAAGATAGTCGACGTATTCCGTTTTGACAATGATGTCATCACCATATACGTAAACATCTCTTTTATGTGATCGCCACGGCTTCCCGGTGTGAACCGATATAGCCGCAAGTGCGAGTGCAAAATGTACCACTGACATAATTGGGAAGCATAATGCTGAACCCATAGGAGCAAATTTGCGGAGAGTACCGCAGCTCTTGTCAGGATACCGTATGTCTGTCGGTGAAAGCGCAAGCAAATCATCACGTAAGTCAGGTATGCTATCAAAGCCAACCTCAACTAATACGCGCGAAATGTTATCACTCGCGTCCTTCATGTCAAGAGTACCATACTTGCCATGCCAAGAAGAAGTCAGAGCCAACATTTGATTATGGCTCTGCGAGGAAAAATTTACGTGTCCTCGGGTTGTAGGATGTCCTTCCAACCACTCTTTCATTAAACCCCATATTCCCTGCTGAATCAACATGTACTCGTTCACCTGCTCGCAGATGAATCGAGGTCCACGTGAATCTTTGGGGACCGGAATTAACTCCGACCAACCTTGCTTTAAGGCTGGTAGATAGGCATGTCCATGAGAGCCAAAATGACGACGATTAAGATACATATAATCGCCATAAGGAAACCGGTTATCCAAATCCATAAAAACGTGGTTAGGAGAAAAGCGTCCGCTTCGCGGTGTTTTGCAAGCGGTCGCACCGGGACCTGGTCGTGGTACACAAGGTCTTTGATCGAACTGACCAAAGATGTCTCCAATAATTTCTTGGAAAGTGTGGACCACAGCCCAGTCGTCACTCTGAATTTCTTCACAATGAGTGAGGAGTCGATCCTTTTCCTTAAAGGATTCGACGAGTTTTTGAACTTGATTCTCATGGAACTCCATCTCCAACTTGTACAACAAGTAGGATATTTGCCGTATGTATTTTATTGATAACACACACGGGGTTGATTTTAAATCCCCATTCGTTTCAAAAACGCGTCCAAGCAAACCGCACAAAAATGCGGGGAGCACAGTTCTTGGTTTATAACCAAAACCATGAATGCCGGGATAGCAACTTAGCTCGAGACCTTTTTCCAAGGCTTTAGCATAAGTTGGTAACGTTTTCGTCAGGAAAGAGAGTCCTTCGGATGTGGTGCGCATAATTGCGCGTTCCATATCACGTTGACCTTCCTTCACACTTAGGAGACCTTCCAAAACTGCGTCCTGTAAAAGGGCGCACACCATTTTTAATGCCATTTCGGGCATGGTGCACGGTGTCTCAGGCTTTATGGTCTGCATACAAATGCTTTCCTCCTGCCCATGAGATAACGTAGTTTCTTACAAGTGTCCCACCGTACTAATTGCCACCTAAGAGCAACTTATCTTGGTCGGCTTCGGTGTTAATCAGATCTGCTATTTGTAGCAACTTGCTTTTGATGCTCGTGTCAGAAACCATCTTATGACGGCTAATGACAACATGCACTGAAGCAGGGTAAACAACCCCATCGATAACCTCATTCCAAGAAAGCTTGGTGAGGTGGCGATTCTTTGTAGAAGGATTGTTTAAATCGATTGAATGCTCAATGGCAAGGGTGGAAGCCGTATTACTGGCAACACCAAGCTCACGTCGCAATGATTTCATACCCGTACGGGAAATGAGATCATACGATTTGTTGGCACCATCTGAAAGGACAATTACGTTATCAAACATGGGATTCACCTAAAGGTTTTTGGGGCAAGATTGCCCACAGTTATAGACGTACTCTCAATAGAGATCCAGCGAGCATCAGCTCGCGGAGGGATAATGTATCCCGTACAGGAAATGCATACCCGATATTGGGTAACCCTGGTTGGCGCAAATAAGCCACACGGCTCACTCGCCAGATTGGAGCATTTTCTCTTTCTATGTATCGTCTTAAATAGCCGATTGCATAGGTAGCTGGTACATGATTGCGACTTTCCCGCCAATTAGTAACTTTGGTGGTATCACAGTAATCATGTATGGCAATAGAAAGCCCCGGATCTTTGTCCAACTGCCTTAAAAAGTTATTGACTTTAAAAATCCAGTCAATTATGAACGTATACGGGATAGCATTCCATATATGTTCGACAGTCGGACGTAGACCCCAAACCCTAAGCAGTCCCTCGAACATTGGGGGCCGCTTGTACTCATAGGACAGACTGATCGTACAGAAGTACTCTGTGCGACATCCCTCATACAATGCATCGTATGTGGATGTAGGAAAAACTTCAGTCTCGTCTTCTGCTACGACCTTTCGAAAATGATAAGGCCGTATTTTCTTTCCATCTTCAATGAACTTGTTGATCTTCTTGTCAACACCCTTGATTAAATCAAACATCTCTATAATATCAGAGACCAGGGGTTTTAGTCCAAATTGGTAAAGAAGATGGATCTCAGCTAGCGATTTTGTAGGATCAGGTTTCGCACGGCCCAATAAACCGAGCCACGAATTGCACTTGTTGCCAAGTGCCCAGATTTCCTTCACGTCCCTTAACTCTAACAAAAAATTGAGAAGGGAAAATCCGGAATTAAGTTCTGGCTGAATCGCTGCCCATGCTTCTCTTTTAAGCTCGTCTGTTACCAGATAAGTGACCGGCATAGCCGGCAAAGAGGGTGCATTACCCCAACCTTTGATAGTCAAAGCTGTATAGCCCGCATTTTGCAGGCAGCCCATAACTGTCGTAGGTTTAAAAATGGAGTATCTTGCACCTGTAAGCAATTCCTCATAAGAGGTATGATTGTGGGAACAGAAATTAAATCTGCTCTTGTCACATTCATATGATATTGCTTCTTGCACGGTCCCTAAATTAAGGGGTTTGAGTGTCGTTGCCTTCAACACAAGCGCTGCTACGGATGCTTCTATAGCATCATCAGCAAAACAAGCTAATTTGTAGCCGCTAGTAGTGTAGGAAGGGTACGACGAAGAAAAAGTAACGGGTTTTGTTTTGGAAATCATATCCTCTCCAGAGTGTGTGAGTCCCCCCCAATGGG